CACCAATTTGACCGTTGGCCTTGAAACCTATGAAATCACCGATGATGCCGGTGAAGGCTTTGATGTGAAGGTGAAGATCAACCTGAAACAGTACAGAGCCTATGGCACCAAGACCGTGACCGTGCAACCGGCCAAGACTTCCGGGGGAACCGCCACCGCAACGGTTAAGGCGGCACCCCGGCCCACCACAACGGCCCCGAAAGCCGCCACCTATACGGTGAAATCTGGTGATTGCCTTTGGAACATTGCCAAGAAGCAGTTGGGCAACGGGGCCGATTACACGAAAATCTATAATCTGAACAAGGACAAAATCAAGAACCCGAACCTGATCTATCCCGGTCAGGTTCTTACTTTGCCTTCCTGAAAGGGGTGATTCCGTTTGGCAGTTGAATTGTTCATCCAGCATAACAGCACCATCCAATTCCCCGTTGTCAAGGAAGGCGCACGGCTGACCTTGGAGCGCAAGGGAACCCCCGGCAAGTTGGAGTTCACCGTTGTCAAGGGGCCGGGGCTGAACTTTGCTGAAGGTGATCCGGTGAAGCTGACTGTGAACGGAACCGCCATGTTCTATGGGTTTGTGTTCAAGAAAAAGCGTGACAAGGGCGGCACCATTGATGTTGTGGCCTATGATCAGTTGCGTTATTTGAAGAATAAGGACACCATCACGGAAGAAGGGCTGAAGGCTTCTGACCTTCTGAAGCGCATTGCAACAGATTTCCGGTTGAACCTTGGCACGGTGGAAGATACCGGTTATACCCTTGAAACCATCGTGGAAGAAAACCAAACCCTGTTTGATATGATCCAGAGCGCCCTTGATGAAACCCTGATGAATACCAAACAGCTTTATGTTCTATATGACGATGCCGGGAAGCTGACCCTGAAGAACATCAATACCATGAAGCTGAACCTTCTGATTGATGAAGAAACCGGGGAAAACTTCAGCTATGAATCCAGTATTGATGAACAGACCTATAACAAGATCAAGCTGGCCTATAACGATGAAAAAACCGGTAAGCGGGAATTGTTCATTGCACAGGACGGGGCGAAAATGAACCAATGGGGTGTTCTTCAGTATTTTGAAGAAGTTCAGACCAAAACAGGCGCTTCCGCCAAAGCGGATGCCCTGTTGAAGCTGTACGATCAGAAAACCCGCAAGCTGACCATTCAGAACGCTTTCGGTGATGTGCGGGTTCGTGCTGGAAGCGCCGTGGTGGTGGCCTTGAACCTTGGCGATATTGTCACCAACAATTACATGGTGGTGAACAAAGTCACCCATACCTTCAGGGGTGATGAACACATGATGGAACTTGACCTGATCGGGGGGTGAATTTATTGCCTAATCCTGTTGAAGTGGTAAAACGGGCGGCGGTGGAAGCTGTGGAAGCCGGGAAACCGGTGAACATCCTGTTTGGAACTGTCCTTTCCGCTTCACCCTTGAAAATTCAGGTGGATCAGAAATCCATCTACACTTCCAAAATGCTGATCCTGACCCGGAATGTGACTGATTTTGAAGTTGATATGACGGTGAACCACAGCACCGAGGACAAAGGCGGCGGTTCTGGTGCGGCGGCTTATGAAGCCCACAAACACGCCTATGTTGGCAAGAAAACCTTCAAGGTTCACAACGCTTTGAAAGCCGGTGAAAAGGTGCTTCTGATCCGGGTTCAGCAAGGAAAGAAATTCGTGGTTATTGACCGAGTAAAGGGGGCTTGATGATGATTCCGCAAGTGCAGGATGATATTAAACAGGATTTCACCATTGAAACCCTTCCAAGCCGTACTTTCAGGATGAACCACAACAACCTGACCATCATCGGCACCATTGATGAAATCCAAGCTGTGGAACAGGCGGTTTTCCTGATCCTGAACACAGAACGCTATGAATGGTTGATCCATTCTTGGGATTATGGGGTTGAACTTCATAATCTGATTGGGAAAGATGTGGAATACTGTATTCCCGAAATTGAACGCCGGGTTCGTGAAGCCTTGCTTCAGGATGATAGGATCACGGCGGTTCAGAACTTTGAATTTACGGTGAACAAAAAGAAAGTGCTGACTACCTTCACGGTGGTCAGCACTTTTGGCGAAATCAATGCAGAATTGGGGGTTGAAATCTGATGTATGAAGCACAGACCTATGAAGCAATCCTTTCCCGGATGCTTCAGAAGGCGCTTTCTATCAATGGCAATTTGGACACCCGTGAAGGTTCGTTGGTTTGGTGCGGTGACGCCCCCGCCGCCGTGGAATTGCAGAACCTTTATATTGCCCTTGATACGGTGCTGAATGAAACCTTTGCGGACACCGCAACCCGCCCTTATCTCATTTTGAGGGCGGCAGAAAGGGGCCTGAAACCGCAACCGGCAAGCCCCGCCGTGTTGCAGTTGAGCATTACACCAACCACCTTGCACCTTCCCATGAACACCCGCTTTTCCATCGGAGAACTGAACTATTATGTTTCGGCTGACCGTGGAAGTGGTAAGTATGAAATCACCTGTGAAACCGCTGGTGAAGCCGGTAATGACTACACCGGAACGGTGATTCCCATTGAGTATGTGGACGGGCTTGAAACCTGTTCCATTTCCGCCGTGGTGATCCCCGGTGAGGATGAAGAAGATACCGAGGTTTTCAGACAGCGTTACATGGATAGCCTGAACGCCCAAGCCTTCGGCGGCAACCGTGCGGATTATCTGGAAAAGGTGAACGCCATTCCCGGCGTGGGCGGTGTGAAGGTATATCGGGTTTGGAACAGCGATTTGAACCCGGCCAAGCTGATCCCGCCCACGGGAACCGACACTTGGATCAGCGGCCTTTCCGGTGTGTCCGAGGAAATCAAGGCGTGGTTGGATGCCGTGTATGCGGCGGGAGCCAATAGCAAGCTGACCGTGGGCGGAACCGTGAAGCTGGTGATCATCAACAGTTCTTTCAAGAAGCCTTCGGAAACCCTTGTGGGTCAAGTGCAGACCGCAGTTGATCCCCTTCAGAACGCCGGTGAAGGTGTGGGCATTGCCCCCATCGGCCATGTGGTGAGGGTGGAAGGCGTGGGTGAAGATACCATCAACCTTTCCTTCGATTTGTACTATCAGCGGGAATGGAGTTGGGATGATGTTTCCGCCTATGTCACAGAAGCAATCAACGGTTACTTCTTGGAACTGGCCCAAAGTTGGGCAGACCAGAATGAAGCCCTTGTGGTTCGTATCAGTCAGGTGGAAAGCCGCCTGTTGGGGATTACCGGTATTCTGGATATTGCCAACACCAAGATCAACGGTGAAGCGGCGAACTGTACCCTGACCCTTGATCACATCCCGGTTTTGGGAACCATTGAGCCGGGAACCATCGTGATCAACGGATAAGGGGGCCGGGAGCATGGAACGCAAACTGATTGATTATCTTCCCTATGTCATTCGTGATTATGCGGAGTTTCAGGGGATCATGGGGAGCGAACAGCCGGAAATTGAAAAGGCGTGGAACACCACGGATGATCTTCTTGATAACCAGTTCATTCCCACCGCTGGAAACATGGGCCTTTCCCGGTGGGAAAAGATTTTGGGGATCACCCCCAAAGGCACGGACAGTCTTGAAGATCGCCGGTTCCGTATTCTGACCCGGATCAATGAAGAACTTCCGTACACCTTGCCCCAGCTTCGGAACATCCTTGAAACGCTGTGCGGGAAGGGTAACTATTCCGCTGATGTGGAAGAAGGCACCTATCAGCTTCTTGTGAAAATCGGGTTGGCCGCAAAGAACAACTTCAATGATGTTGAATCTTTGCTGAACCGGGTTGTTCCCCAAAACATGGTTGTGACCTTGCTTCAGCTTTATAACACCCATGCGGAACTTGGGCGGTTCACCCATGCCCAGCTTGCCGCCTATACCCATAATCAGTTGAGAAACGAGGTTTTGAAGAATGGCGAATAAAACAACCAACTACAAGCTGACTAAACCCCTTGAATCTGAATTTTATGATGTAGGGGTTCAGAATGAAAACATGGATAAGATTGATACCCAAATGAAGGCCAATGCGGATGCCGTTGAAGCCCTTCAGAAAGGTCAATCCGGGAAGGCTGATCTGGTGGATGGTAAGGTTCCCGCCGAACAGCTTCCCAACATGAACTATGATCCCAAAGGTACGGCCCAAAACAAGGTGAGCGAACACAACCTTGATCAGACCGCCCACCCGTATCTGTTGAACCAGATCGGAACCTGTGTGGAAGCCGCACAGAACGCACAGGATGCCGCAAATGCGGCCTTGGATGCTGTGTCCGGTATCGTCTATACCATCAATGTTCTTCCTTCGCAGAATGGCACCCTGACCTATAACGGACAGGCCCAAAGCCCTTCTTGGAACGCTTATAACCCCGATGCGCTGACCTTGGGCGGCGTGACTACCGGCACCAATGCGGGAACCTACACGGCCACTTTCACACCCAAGGGGCGGTATAAGTGGGCAGACGGTACGCAGAGCGCCAAGGAAGTGACTTGGACGATCAACGCCGCCACCATGACGATCCCCACGCAGAGCAACAGCCTTACTTATACCGGTTCGGCCCAAAGCCCCACTTGGAACAACTATGACAGCGGGAAAATGACGCTTGGAGGAACTACCAGCGGCACGAACGCCGGTTCCTACAATGCCACCTTCACGCCGAAAACGAACTACAAGTGGGCTGATGGAAGCACCGGGGCCAAAATGGTTGCTTGGAGCATTGCCAAGGCCGCTGGTAGTTTGTCTTTGAATAAGACTTCCATCAAACTGACCGCCGCAAAGACCACGGACACCATCACCGTGACAAGGGCGGGTGACGGTAAGATTACGGCCACTTCCAGCGCCCCCACGGTGGCTTCTGTGAGTGTTTCCGGTTCGGTGGTAACTGTTACCGCAAAGGCCAAAGGAAGCGCCACAATCACCGTCAGCGTGGCCGCTGGCACCAACCACACGGCCCCGGCCAATAAGACCTGTTCCGTTGAAGTGACATTGCCCACCAAGGTTCTGAACGATAACAGTTGGGCAACCATCCGGGAAGTCAGTTCCGCAGGTTTGGGGGCCAACTATTGGGCCGTTGGTGATGTGAAATCCATCGTTCTGAATGGCACCGTGAGGAATTACACTTTCAGCAACTTGACCGTGAACGCCTTTATTTTGGGCTTCAACCACAATTCCGCCAAGGAAGGTGCGAACAAGATTCACTTCCAGATCGGGAAGATCGGTTCCACGGCAGTTGCTTTGTGTGATAGCAATTATAACAACACCGGTGATGGTTTCCGCATGAATACCAGTCAGACGAACAGCGGCGGTTGGAACGCTTCACACATGAGAAAAACTGTATTGGGCAACAGTAACACCCCCACAAGCCCGTTGGCGAATAGCTTGATGGCGGCGCTTCCCGCCGATTTGAGGGCGGTTATGCAACCCGTGACCAAGTACACCGATAATACCGCCAACGGTGGCGGCAATGTTCAGACTTATGTAACGGCCACCACCGATTACTTGTTCTTGCTTGCTGAATTTGAAGTGTTCGGAACAAGAAGCTATGCAAATAGCTATGAACAGAATTATCAGGCACAATACGATTACTACAAAGCCGGTAATAGTAGAGTAGCCTATAATCATTCCGCCGTGTCCACGGCGGTGTGGTGGTGGCTTCGTT